GCTGGGTCTGAACCGACATACCTCACTATGCGCCCGAGGGTATCATAACGTAGGGGTGAAGATCCGATGGGGGTGATCCCGCACCGGAGACCGGCCGAGTCTTAACCAACAACCTCAATCTGTTGGTTAAGCCCGGCGGGCGACGTCGTCGGTCGAGAGCGGGATGTCGTGCTCACTCGCCAAGGTCGGATCCACGACCTCGTATCGTCGCCGGTTCCCCGAGAGTTCGTCGTCTTCCCATTCGATCAGGCCGTACTCACGGAGCTTGTCGAGCTTGGCGCGGCGGGCCCGCCGCCCGATCGACCCGACCGGCCGCTGGTCGTACGCCGCCGGCGCGATCGCGTCGTACCGCGTGTGGAGCTCACTGCTCTTGACCGGAGCCAGTGCTCGCGTGATCTCATACAGGACGTGATGGTGAAACGGGAGCGAGCGCAGGTGCGCCTCGCGGATCTCCTCGTGGGCGCGGTGCTTCCCGTCGACGAGGTTCCCGTCGGTAATCGAATCTTGACCCTGCTCGCCGGCGACCTCGGCGGCACACCGCACGGTTTGAACCCCGAGCCGGGCGACGCCGGCGACGAGATCGCCGACGGTCACCAGCTGCTCACGGGTGACAGCGCCGGCCTCGAGGCCGAGCCGCACGCGCGGTTCGAGGATGTCCGCGACGGCGTCGGGCGTGTACCGGTCCAGGTCGATATGGTGATCGCCGTCGAACAGCGAGCGGAACTCCTGGTCGATGTCGGCGAGCCACGCTTCGGCGTCATGGGCGACGGCGACGATCGCGACGTTGGGGACGCCGGCGAGCATCGCGAGCGTCTCGGTGGCCGGGAGGTCGTCCGCCTCGTCGAGGACGAGAATGTACGGATCCGTGACGGCCCCGCGGAGGACGTCTGGCAGGGTGTCGGTCGGCGTTCCGCGGTGGACATCCACGCCGGCAGGGTGCTCGTTGATCGCCTCCCGGAGGATGGCCCCGCCGGTCTTGCCCAGCGTCCGGATCAGCGTGGAGTCGACGGCCGCCTCTTCCTTCAACTCGCGAATTAAAAACCGCGCGAGCGTCGTCTTCCCGACGCCGCTGGGCCCAGTGATAAGAACGTCCGCCGGACTCTCCCCGTGACACGCCGGTTCGAGCGCTCGCGAGAGCTGCGAGATTTCGTCGTGACGGTGCGGGAGCTCACGGGGAAGATGCTCCTCCTCAAAGTAGCGCCCGTCGGTTATCATATGGCTGACTGCTTCAGAGGGGGACTACAAAAAGGAGGGGTGTATTTCCGAGGGGGTGTTGAACCGAGCTACTGCCCGAGGAACGTCTTCGCGTAGTATCGCGATGTCGTCGCCCGCTGTGGGCAGTCGGCGTCGTGTGGCAGGTTGTCGATCGTCGTCTGCGTCTCCTCAGCGCCGTCGATGATCACGCGGGCACCACACTCGTCACAGATGAGCCATTTCGGTTCGTGGATCGCCATCCCGTCGACGCTCGGCGGCGACCCTGACTCCTCAATTCGGAAGTGGGTTGAGGGGTCAGTGAAGCTCTCGATCTCCATCGTCACGGCCCCTCGAACGCCCGGGCGAGCGACACCGCGGTCACAGGCTCGCCGTTGATGCGGAGTTCCCGGAGTGGCTCGCCGCCGACAAAGCGCCATTCGGTCTCGCCGCCGGCTGTCTCCTCGGCCTCGAACTCGGTGCGCTCGTACTCGACTTTCCGATGCCCGCCCGCCTCCATGACGTACTCGATGGTCAGTAGCTCACGCATCGTCGACGTCCTCTTTGAGCGACCACCGCGGATCGCTCGTCAGCGTCCCGGCCGTTGAGACGACATCAGCGCCGAAGTCGGGCGTCCGCGGATGGCTGTTGCCCTCGGCCGCGGTCAGCTCGACGAGGCCGTCCTCAACCCAGTCGATAACGACATCGAACCGAGGGTGCGCCGCCCACAGCGGCACGTCGTGGGGCTCGGGGACGTCCTCGGGGTCGGCCTCGGCCTCGTTACAGCGCCACGTCTGTCCCGCCTCAACGACCTGTGCGCGCTCGACGACGCTCACTGCTTGAACACCTCGACCGACCCGTCGTCAGTTCGGATCCGCGGACTCGCCGAGACGTGCTCGCCCAGCTGGGGATCGATGGCCGACCGGTCGACCCACTCGGGGATAACCGCGATGCCAGTAGCGAACCGAACACGCTGAAGATGACGGCAGCCACCCGACGGTTTCCGGTGGAGCATGTCCGGACACGTACAGGTTTCTGAGCGCCGGTCAACGAGGTACTCAGTCCCGGAGTCGGAGACGACGGCGAACCGCTCGCTGTCGCCGGCGACCGCGGGGAGATCCTCGAGGACGGTCATGAACGAGGTGAGCGCGTCCGCCGCGCGCTTGGGGAGCTGCTCCGCCGAGCCGCCAGCTTGGGCTCTAGACATCGGTGGTCGCTTCCTCGAACAGCGCGTCCGGATCGGGCAGCTCGTCACCGTATGCGACGCCGGCGCGCTCGGCCGGATTGGTGTTGTGTCTGAGCCACTCGACGGCCTCGCGGACGGCGGCCTGGATCTTCTCTTCGGAGTGGACGTCGGTCCACTCGGGGGCGTCCATCGCGACAGTCTCACACTTCTCGGCGATCACCTCGCGGGTGCGGCGCTCAACTACCCACGTGACCTTCTGACTCGCCTCGTCGAGTGCTGACCACTCCTTATCGACACCGTTCTGTTCGTCGCGGTCGTCGATGGCGTAGTTGGTCTCAGTCACGATTGTCGCGAGCCGCCGCAGTTGCGGGTCGTCCGCGAACGTGTCGTGGATGACATCGGCGAGCATCGAGTCGAAGCCGCTGACGTACGACTCCATCTTCTTGTCCAGCAGCTTTGCGGCACTCCGGTTGAGGTTCGGCATCAGACCCTTACCTCCTGACCGTTTCCCGCGGCGCGACCAGCTGCTCCGACGACGTGGGTCCGGCGGACATTTTTCTCACGACCCAGTTCCATATCGACGATCTTGTCGTTGACGTCGAGGCGCTGGACGTAGCTGCCGTCGCATTGGAGGATGGGTGTCCGGTCCAGTTGGTGCGTGAGGTCGATCTCTATGGCACCTGCCCAGTGCCCCTTGAGACGAACTATCGGGACGCGGACCTCCTTGTTGATCTTCTCATCGCCCTTGACACGGGTGCCGATCTCGACAACCGTAAGCGGCCGGCGGCGATCGTCGATCAGGACGCGGTCGCCGACGTCGAGGTCGGCGAGGTCGTCGACGGGCTGCGGCTCGTCGAGAGCGATACACTCTAACTCGTGGGGGTTCGATTTCGTGTTGCGTTCGTTCATAGCGTTCGAGCGCACGGTCGACGGCGTTCCTGCGCCGGCGGCCACTTCTCAGAGGCACACTTCCCGTGCTCACTCTACAATAGCAGAGCCACCCACTTAATGCTTTGTATTACCAAGTGAATTAGATTATGCTACACAAATTATAAAGCAAATGGTTACCTACTATGCCTCACAGATGAGTACAATCAAGCAATCGATGGTCAACGAAGAGTACGACCCTTCGGAGAACGACGAGTTGGTTCTTAAAGCGCTGAAAGATGGCCGGCTAGAGGGCAACCCCTGGGGGCGGGCAAATCCACGCTGGCTGATCGATGAGACCGGGCTGGAGAAAGGGAACGTGGAGTTTAGCCTCAGATCGCTTCGGGATGCAGGGTGGGTTCGGCGTGTTGCCCGTGGCCTGTACGAGTTCAACGAAGACCCACGTGAGGTGGAAGATGCCAGCGGGGACTGACACCGACGGGGGAGAAGCCTCCCCCTTGCGTGTTGAGTTTGGCGATGTCGCCTTCGACCCAGTCACGACGCAGGACTTCCGGCTCTCGGTCGAGGGGACCTCAGGCACTGGGAAGAGCAACACACTCGCGGTCCTCCTGGAAGACCTCGCCGAGGTGTCGATCCCGACGCTGGTCATCGAGCGGCTCGGCGCGCTGACCCCGGCGCGGCTTGTCGACGAGGACATCGTCGTGGTCGGCGCTCGCGAGGAGGAGGGCGTCGACCTCGCGGTCGCGCTTGAGGACCTCGATCAGATCGGCTCGTGGGTGCTCGACCGTGGGATGAAGATCGTCCTCGATATCTCGACGTACGCCGACTACGAGGACGAGAAGAGCCGCATCCACCTCGCCGCGGCGAAGGCGCTCCGGTCGCTAAACGACCGCGCCCATGAGAAGTACCGCGCCGGGGATCGGACGAAGAGTCTCCTCGTCGTCGACGAGGCGCACATCCTCGCGCCGAAGGACTCCGCGCCCGAGCCCGAACTCGACGAGTACGTGAAGCGCTGTCGCGGCCAGCTGATCAAGGCCTCCACCGAGGGGGGCAACAAGGGGATCTCGATCGTCGTCGGCTACCAGCGCCGGGCGTTTCTCCACAATGGCGTCATCCAGTTGGCGCAGGACTTCGTCGCACATAAGCCCGGTGACGAGGACATCGGTCGGACTGCAGACGCGCTCCGCTGCTCGGAGGACCTCCTCGCGGACCTCGGCATGGGGGAGATCGTGGCTCGTGGCGAGTCGATCACCGGTGGCGACCTCGTGGGCCCGACCTCCGTCCGAAAACGCCGATCACCCGACCCACGCGAGGAGACGTTCGAGCTCCCAGAAGCGCCGGACGAACTGACTGATGTCCTCGACGAGCTTCAGGAAGAGGTGGTGGCCGAGCAAGAACGCCGTGCTGAACGTGAGGACGAACTTGAGCAGCTACGGTATGAGAACGAACGCCTCCAAGAACGTGTCGACGAACTCGAACAAGAACTCGCGGACACCGACCGGCTCGCAAGCGCACTCGACAACCTCGGCTCGAACGGTGGTGGCGCTGCGCAGGATGTCGGGGAGGGCGTGGCGGATCTCCAGGAGCGAGTCGACGAGCTGAAAGACGAGCGCGACGCCGCGCTCAGAGACATCGAAGCGGCAGAGTCGGAGGCCGAGGACCTCCACGCTTCGCGGGATGCTCTTGAGGAGGAGGTCGCCGACTTAGAGGCTGAGGTTCAGGAGCTCCGGTCGGCGTTCGAGCAGGCAGCCGACACGGTCGACATGCTCGCCGGCATATTCGAGACCGACGTCGACATCACGACCGTTCCGAACCAGAGCAACGACGCCGAGCACGAGGCGCTGAAAGAGCGTGTAAACGACCTCGAAGCGGAGAATGAACGGTTGCGAGCTCAGGCCGACGCGGAGATCAGCGAGCAACTCCACGAGTACGAGGACTTCCTCAAGCTCGACGCTGTCCAAGAACAGATCGAACTCGCAAAGGAGAACGTGACTGCCTCACCCCGCTACGTGAAGGGGGTCCTCGCGGGGATCATCGCGGAGGGTGAGGCCGTCTCCTACGACACGATCGCCGACCGGCTGGGTGTCTCGACAACATCGGACGTCTCGAAGGCTGCCTCCGAGCTCGAACGCCGGAAGATCGTGACGAAGGACCGCGGTGACGACGGGATGGACGTCGATCTCAACACAGAGGGGATCGAGAAAGTTCGGAAGGCAGCCGCTGAGCGCGAGAAGACCGAGAATCTGATGGAGGAGTTGTGAGTATGTCTAGCTGCGCCGATTGTGGCGTCGCCTCGAATGGTGCCATCCTCGTCGAAGTCGAAGACGAGTAGCCACCCGACGCTTTTGCGGAAATGGTCGCCTTATTGTCGCGACCGCCATCGCTGACCGTGCGTGACCCTCTTGCTTGACTGGGGTGTCAGCGTCTGACGCACATTTATCTTTGCGCGCATGGAACGCAAATCGTTCCATGAAGTCGTTCGCCGTGGCGAACCAGAAAGGGGGTGTCGCAAAGACGACGAACACGATCAACCTCGCCGGCGCGCTCGCCGACCGAGGGTACGATGTCCTCGCCGTCGACGCCGATCCACAGGGATATCTGACAAACACGCTCGGCTTCCGTGAGGCGTACGCTGCGGAGCCGCCTTCGCTATACTCGCTGTTCAACAGCTCCCACGAGCACGACGCCATTGATGTCATCCACGAACACGAGGAGTTCGATGTTCTCCCGTCAAACGTGGACATGTTCCAGCTGGAGCAGAACCTGATCGCGAGTGGGCGTCGGCCGCGCCAGCGCCTTGAGGATGTCTTCGACGATCTCGGTGGCTACGACTACGTCTTCGTCGACGCCCCGCCGTCGCTCGGCCCGATCAACGACAACGTCCTCCTGGCCTGCCGGAACCTCCTCATCCCTGTAGAGGCTGCGGAGTCGTCGATGCTCGCGCTCGAACATCTCCTCAACCAGATCGAGTCACTCGAACGCGACTACGACGTCCAGCTGCGGGAGCAGGCGGTGCTCATCTCGAATGTAAACTACCCGCTCGACAACGAGCAGCGGGAGGCGATCGACTGGTTCGGAGAGACGTTTGAGGGGCGATGTCCGATCTTCGAGATCCGGAAGCGTGCCGCGATCAAGCGTACCCTGAACAACGGTGCGTCGCTGTTCGGCGACGATGCGGAGGAGTGTGACATGCGCGCGGTGTACGAGGACGTTGCCGAGACGCTCGAGGAGGTGGCCGATGACTGACGACGACCAGAAGGATGACCTCTCCGAGCGGCTCCGCGGCCGGTTCGACGATCCCGCTGGCGACCAGACAGACGACGCCGACGAGACGGACAACCAGGAGGCGACCGACGCCACGCAGTCAGAGCAGCCCTCACGATCCATGCCCGAAACAGCTTCAAAGAGTTCCAAGAACGAGGAGAACGCAAAGAGCGAGAAGAACGTCATGCGCGCAAAGAACGTCAAGGAGTCATGGAGCGCAACGAGTATCTACCTCCCGGAGTTCCTCGACCGACAGCTGACGACCACGTACAAGCACGCCGATCTCGCGTTCGAGGAGGAGTTCGGCCGGTCGCTACAGAAGACACGCTACTACTACCCGCTGCTCGTCGCACTGGGCATGGAACGCATTGAAGAGATGGAAGCCCAGGAACTCCAAGAACATATTGAAGGCTTGGAAGACGACGCCGGCGAGGAATAGCCGCGCTGCGGCACGTCCTTCGAGATGCGTTCTGTGGATACCTCACCGCAACGAGCGGCCAGTTTCTGTTGTCTGCTAGCCGAGATGTGCAATCGCGGATTGCGTATTGCGATATATACTATACAAAACAGACGAAACGAGCTGTGTGGCCGAAACATCCCGTTATCGAAGTGTATCTCACCGGCCTGACTCCCTGATTCGAGGCAGGAGAATTGGCCTCCTCGCGGGTGTGAGCGCGCCGGACACCACGTTTCCGGTATAGATGTACCTAGATTTCGGGATTAACAGGGCTATCCCGAGACGTGAGCCTACAAGATCCACACAAGGCTTATGCCTGTAACAATTGTAAGCGTTTACAACGCGGGAGATGGCAATAGAACACAGCCGACTCCAACTACGAATGAGTCATCGACGAGGCCATCAACCGCTGATACCCACTGGACTGTGGGACGTGTGTGATTTGAATTATGGCGGCTTCAAAAAGAATACCAGTTACAAAAGAAAGATGGAGAGAGCTCAACGAGCTGAAGGAGGCTGGTCAGACCTACGACGAGCTTCTGAAGGAGTTGATCCAAGAAAAGAACCGGAGCGAGCTTGCCGAGCGCGTCAGGTCGGTCCGCGAAGTCGACGAAGAAGAACTGACCGCGCTCGATGAGCTATAACGTCCAGCTGGCGGAGGACGCAAACGCCTATTATCAGACACTCGATGAGAAGAGTCAGCGGATAGTTCGAAACAACCTCAAGAAACTCGAAGACGAGCCGTACCCCAGACCCGGTGCTGGGAGTGGTGACCGAGAGAAGATCGTCGTCGACGGCGAGGAGATATATCGGCTCCATATTGGTCGTACTCACACCGCACTGTACGACATCTTGGAGGAGAAACAGCAGGTGAGAGTCATCGAACTCCTTGGGATCGACGAGGCCCACGAACGCTACGGGTTCTAGGATGTCACTGTTCTCTGTCACCTGCCCTGGATGCGGGGTTGAGAAGGAACACATGACGCCGACAGCAAGCCAGATCGGCGTCCACTGTGGCTGCGGCGTCACCTTCTTGATCGACATCGAGGAGCAGGCGGTCACCGACTGGCACGAACGGAATTCTTAACCAACACTGAGGTTCGATCCCACCAATCTGTTGGTTAAGAACCGGACGCCTATTCGAGCGCTTTGAGTGCGTCCTCCGGCTCGGGGAGCTCGGAGTCGAACAGCCAGACCCACCACCCGACCGCAAACATGATCGGGATCCACGCCGTGATGTCGCCAGCCGCGAGGTAGCTAAACGTCCCGATTATGTACATGTGGCCCAGTTGGAGTGAAATCAGCAGCCCAAGCCCCACGCCTAGCGCCGCCTGTCGACCCCAGCTCATCTCGGGGTAGTGCTCGTAATCTGGGTGGAGCTTCATCCCCTCGTGCTTCGCTCTCGCCCATCCTGCGGCTGCCCGATGGATGGCCTCAATGGCGAAGCCGGTAACTCTCGCACTGAGTGCGCCGATCCCCCCGTACGCGTTCGCCTTCTCGTCGTCCGCCATCCGCTCGGTCTTCTCGATGAGGCTGTCGAGCTCTTCGCCGAGCTTCGGCCGGTCCCGGATGACTCCCCAGAGCTTCTTCACCGAGCGGAGATCTCCCGGCCCGACGTCGCCTGAGATGATCATCGAGAGCAGGTCGGTTTCCGCGTCGGCCATGGTCGCGTCAACGTGTGCCTCGTGTCGCTGTTCGTCAACCTTAGCGCCGCAACAGACGCAGTTCGCGAGGTGGCGCTCAGTCCACCGGCTACAGTGGTTACACTCGATGGGCGCGACCTTCTCTCGGGATTCGAAGTCGCGGACGGACGCGCCGTCGGCGAGTGCGATGTTGCGGTCGACGTCGGTCCGGAACTTGGCAACGTAGTGCTTCGGCGAGTTTGAGTCATACGACCAGCCGAAGTACCGTCGGAGCTCCGCCTCGCTCACCGAGGGCTTCCCTGCGAGGAACGACGCCCGCGACCGCCGGAAGTGCTGCGGGTTCGTGTCCTTGCTGATCCCCGCGGCCTCACCGGCCTCCCTAAATACTCGATACGCGTTGTTGTACTCCATTTGAACGTTCTCGTTGAGCTTCGTCCAGATCGGCGTCTCAGGTCCGAGTTCTGCTTCGGGATCGGCGTGGACTGGGTGCCGCTCTTCGATCCACCGTCGGAGGATGGCAGCGCCGGCGAATAGCCGGACAGTGCGCTCGCCGGTCTTCCCGTCCCACGGGATCGTCACGCGGTAGTGACCGTTGTGCCACTCAAAATGCTTGTACTGGAGCCACAGGAACTCGCTGTCGGGCCGAGAGCCGAGCCCCCATTGAGAGAGGATCATCGCTTGGTCTCGGATCCGTGGCCGGATCTCGGCCATCTCGACCGCCTCCCCCCACGAGAGGACGTTGCCGGGCAGCGGCGTGGAGTCGTCGTCGCGGAAACGACCGGGCTTGATCTCGTCGACGCGGTCCTGAACGATCGTTGAGCCGAGCAGCTCGCCGAACGTCTGGATGGTGATCAGCTGGTTGTGAATGTAATTGTTCGCGTACTCCTGCTCTTGGACCCACGCGAGGAGGTCGTCGAGCGCGTCTTTCCCAGCCTTCGAATCGTCGAGGATGTCGATGAGCAACTCGGAGTCACGCTGGAGGATCCGCGTGAGGTCGATATGGAGCGCCTGCGTCACCTTTCGGTGGCGATCTTCTCGGTTGTTCAGATCGCGCAACTCACGGTCGAAGCGGTAGAGTGTGCGCTTCTCTTCTCGTGTGAGGTCGTCTTCTTCGACGACGCGGCGGCGAGCGTCGTTGAGCTTCTTCGCGCCTGTGTCGTACTGCGCCCCGAGCCCGGGCTGATAGAGGGTCTCGGCCTCAGGGACGCCGTCAACGAATTCGTCGAGCGTGGACATGTAAAAAGGTACCCGCGGGTCAGGTAAATAACTAATGGCGGAATTTAACAATTCGGCAGTCGAAACCACTGCCTGAGTCAGAATCAAGGTGTCAGTATATAAAAGGTGTTCAGAATCCCAAGCATTTATATGTAGATACGGCCATGTATCTGGTAGGCGCAGGCGGCCCGTTCAGAAGTGGGCCCGGTGCTAGAGACACCGCACCCTGTGCCATGGGCTATGGCAAGCGATGATACGCACCCCACCCCTGATAATAGTGGTGGGGTCCCGACCGAAGCAGAGTTGATCGAATACTTACAGGACGCCGACCGGCCGGTCTCGCTCGACCGGCTTGCGAAGGCGACCGGTGCGACCCAAGGGCAGCTGAAGAGTCGCGTCCAGGAGCTCGACGAGCGCGGCCTGATCATCGTCTCGATCGGGCTGTACCACGTGATGATCCAGTTGGCGGACAGCGTCCACCCGGTCGCCGATGGCGGGCCTCGCGTCGACGACATCGATGTCGAGGTCGCTGCCGAGCTCACGCCCGGGGGAATCTACACCGTCCTTTCGAACCACCGCCGCCGGAAGCTGATCCGGACCGTGGCTCGGGAGGCGCGTCGCGACGGCGTCGACGAGACGTACGCGTCAGTG